TATTTAAACTGTGAAGCAGTACCACCTTGGCTTTTCACAGCCCTATCTTTTGCACGTTCTTCTGCAGTCATATCGTTACGCTTAGCACCTGCAGCAGTGAACGTTTTACCGTCTGCTTTCAAATGCCCACGATCTTGTAACGTCTTGATCGCCATATCCCTATTACCCATCTGAGCAGCAAGCCTATCTATTAACTGACCCTTACCCATGAATTTTTGCGTAGTCATCATTCGCCCTATACGTTGTAATATCCAGCATTACGCTTGGACTTAAAGTATTTAACCTCTTCTGGTTCGTCTGAATCTAACCGAATAAACCCGCCACGCCTAAACCTAAGAAGGGCTTGTGATGTGGAGTCTACCAAGTCGTCATGTTCGCCTGAGGGAAAGCTAGCTACTTCTTCTACAAGCTCATCAGCCCAATGCGTATTTGGTACCCACACTCTACCACTTGCAAATATATCAGCAACAGCATTTAATCGTGCAATTTTATCGTTGCCTTTACTCGGAGTATATTCCTGTACTGGGATACCCATAGCTCGTAGCTCAAACAATAGTGGTGTACCTGAGGCTTTAGCTTCTACAATGAGTGCATCTGGGTCCCACTGGTCATACTCTTGCTTGGCTCTCTGTTTAAGCTCTGGAAACTCCATGCGTTTCTTAAATGAGTTGAGCAATATAATATTAGCCTGCATAACACCAGTATCATCATCTTGGTAGAACACCCCCCACGTAGTACATGCAGAATAGTCACTACGTTGGGTCTTCAAGAACGCTGTATCCCATGACTGTATGACAAAATCACAGTATGGTGGGTTATCTTCCTCCCATTGTTTCCACCACTCACGCTTAATAATGGCGTTTACATCAGAAGTTGGCTGTTGTTGGTACTGTGCCTGCCATTTACTGCCCGGAAGTTCGTTTCTAAGTGCCTCTAACTGCTCAATAGGCCAGAATTCAGGCCAAAGTGGTCCTCCAGAAGGCAAAATAGCAGGGAATTCGATTACTTTCCACTCTTCGCCACCCCTACTTAGTGCTGCTTTTAGTACTTGGCCTGTTAAGTCTTTCTTAGACCATCGTGTCATAACTATAACAATAGCCCCACCCGGTTGAAGTCGCTGCCGAGGACCTGATGTATACCACTCATAGGTCTTATCGTACACTTCTGGGTTAGTCTGGGCTATGGTTGCTTCTTGTTCTGAGTGAGGGTCGTCAATAATGAGGATATCTGCACCCTTACCCGTAACAGCACCGCCGACACCGATAGCAAAATAGTCTCCGCCGTGGTTAGTCGCCCACCGGCCTGCCGCCTTGGAATCAGATTGCAATCCAACATTTGGGAATATAGCCTTATACGCATCTGAATCAACGAGGTTTCGGACTTTCCTACCAAAACCGACAGCCAATTCAGCGGTGTGAGCTGTTTCAATGATTTTCTTTTGTGGAAACTTACCCAGAAACCAAGCAGGTAGTAGGTAAGAAGCAAATTCACTCTTAGTGTGACGTGGAGGCATGTTAATAATAAGGCGTTTACATGTTCCATTAGCCACTTCTTCAAATGCTGCAGCCATACGTGCATGATGTCGTCCCGCTATAAACGAAGGCCAAACCTTCTCTACAAATGGTAAGAACCGTTCTTGTGCTAACTCTTTCTCTTTAAACTCTTGCAGCTTCTCTAGCTCCATTAAGAGTTTGTGTTGTTCTGCGGGGGTGAGTTTAGACAGTATGCTAGGTATGTCCTTAAGACTAACACCATTAACAATAGCCTTAGCTGGACCCATCATTTAGTGTTGGCCTCTAGGGAATCTATATCATCAACACGCAGCTCTTCATCTAGGGTATCAGCAAGAGAAGTTACATCAGTTACATCCGCATTGAGCAGTCGCCTAACTCGCTCTCGAATAGCTTCTTCTAGGTCAGTGCTGTTCTTATAGTGGATGATGACTTCGCTTCGTTCTGTAAATAGGCCGACATCTGAGTGCTTGCCTAGTAGCTCAAGGGCTTTAAGCTCGAACCGTGGGTCCCCGCAGTTGGCTAACTCTAGTAGCTTAGCTGTTATGGCAGACCGCACTTCACCTACATCTGTCGCAAGCTGGTTGGCATACTGACGTATAAACTCTTTAGCCGCGAACGCTACTCCTACTTGCTGCAGGGGGATAGTGGCTTTATCTTTTATTGCTTGCTTGACTAGTTGTGTGGCCTGCTCTGCAGCCTCTTGAGACATCTCTATAGACATACCTAGTTCTTCTAGTATATCCATAGTATTAGCAGTCACAGTTAGTTCATCCTGAAAAGTCAGGGGCTTCTCCGCAGTCGTATCATACGGAAGTTTATATTCTGCAGTAGGCTCTATGCTGACGATAGGCTTCTTTCTCTTAGCTGACATACATGCAACCAAAAATGGCGTTAAGGCAGAGTATATATTACTTTTTACGTTTTGCAAGTACTTTCGTAGGGGTTATCTTCGCCGCTTTCATTAAAGTTACCCCCATACGTTCTTCATGATGGTGTATTCGATGGCAGTTAGCGCAAAGTACCTCACACTTTTTAAGCTCCTCTACGACCCTATTATATGCACCGCTACGGGTTAAGTCATTAATTGTCTGGTTATCAGGGTGTATAATTACATGGTGGAAGTCCAGCGTTGCGGGATGATTTTGTCCGCAGATTCTGCAAGAGAGTGTCGTCTTGTACTCTACCCATAGCAACCGATCCTTTTTGCGCCGTATCTTGGTCTTCTCCTTTACGGCTTCTTTGTTGGCTTGGTAGTACGCACGGCTATACGCCGACATCTCATCTTTACCCCTAGCAGCCATAGATATCCTTAGGGTTAACCAGCAATATTAACCCTCGCAGTATATCCTAAAAAATATATACCCCCCACCCCCCCTTGCATTTAAAACATAAGGGGGCCTATTTGTTGTGGGCGTTAAGTGTAGTGCGGGTAATAAAAGACTTTTGGGTTTTAAAAAATTGATGTGTATGTACTACGTTTTAGCTAAGGGTTTTAAAAAATTGATATCTCTTGAGTAAACTAGAGAGTATTGGCAGTAGCTAGGAGTCCCTTTTTGTATTTTGGGTGTAGGGGTGAACGTATTAGCTAACAATTGTTATATTTTCCCTACTTGAAATATATTTAACTTATTATTTTATTAGCTTGCTAAATGTAGTACGTTTTGCTATAGTAGATACATGGGCTGCAATATCGCTACTCATACTACACTCAAGGGATTACATCATGAACGCTACTACATCAAACGTAACCACTGCAGCCATCATTAAAGCCCGTGACACCGTTGTATCAGGGAACAAAACTATAGGTTCAGCGGAGCGAAAGTACGCTGTTCTTCTGAATAACTATTTTGTACAGGCATTCGAAAGTTCAGACGGCATTGTATGGTTTACGTTCGACAATAAATCATTAAAGCTTTCAAGCCACGGCAAAGATGTAATCTCCGAGCGAACTGCCCTTAAAGATAGCCTCAAAGCCATTGGGCATACGAACCCCGACACCGTATGGTCACGTGTTAAGAAGTATGCACAGGAGGATGCGGAACTCCGTAGCCTTTATGGTTTCGAGCCTAAAGTGGAAAAGTCAGAGGAAAAGTCAGAGGAAAAGTCAGAGTCAGACGCTGCCGCAACGCCCGCATCAAAGCTTTTAAAAGTCTGGGCGGATCAAATTGTGCGCATCCAGAAGATGGAAGCTTCAAGCTTTGACGTGGTCAAGGTTTTAAAATCCCTTAATGATCTTGTTGCGCTTGTGGGCGGGCAAATTAGCTCTGATAATCCCAAGTAATCCTTAACTAACAACTGTTAGGTTTGCCCTGCTAAATGCAGGGGTTTTTAATTCTTAAGGAATAGTTAAAATGACTTACGCTAAAATAGAATGTGGTTTTTTACCGGCGGCATTTTTTGATAGTGTGGATACACTCAATAAATGGTTAGCGATATTGGTAAATCAGAAAGTATGGTTTGACGTTTCATTTCCCGATACAGTGCCTGATGGCACAGAATTTTTTACCCTGTAATATTAATCACTAAGTACTTTCAGCCCTGCTAAATGCAGGGTTTTTTATCGCCTTGATTTTGCTTCACGGGTTTTTACTGATAGTTCCCTAGGCTGTAGGTTTTGCGGGAGCAAATTGGCAACTAACAATTGTTAGTTTTGGATCGGAAACACAAGCAGCCCTTAAAGGGCGTATTTCAAATTTAGGGCACCAACTAGGCTCGCTGGATTTTGAATTTCTGAATTTCAGCTTCTAAACTCACCGATTGTGAGGATCTTTTTGGTCTTGCTAAACTCACCGATTGTGAGGATCTTTTTGGTCTTACGAGTGTTTGTTGCTTTTAGTTACACTGGCACGGTTCCAGTGTAACTACTTTCTTTTTGCTTGTCAAGCGAGGATAATATATTTTTGTGGCTTTTTCGCTATGTTATGAAAAACAGGGCTGAATGTTATGGTTTCTGAAAAAAACAATAACGCTTTTTCCCAATAGAATCAAGGACTTACGAGAAAGTTATTAAGTTAAGGCTTTTTCCAAGTGTTATCAAACATGTGATTTTTTCAAAATTAAAAGTTCTTTTTTGCTTAATTCCATTTTCCGCACACTGTTAGAATTGCACCAAAATAAAATAGCAGTATATATACTCTTTTTTAAAGATAACTAAGTAACATTCAAACTTTTCGCCTTGATAACCGCGCCAGTGCTCACTGTCAAAGTTATCCCTTTTGTTAATGTCAAGTAACATAATAACTAACATTACATTTTGCTTTACTGCCCTAAATACTTGACATTACCTATTAAACGTGTTATACTTAAGGTATAGTAAATAGAAACAAGCGAAGTGAAACAAGAACTAACAATTGTTAATACTAACGACTGCGAGAGCAGTAATACTTCAACCCAAGGAAACAACATGAAAATCAAACACGGTGATGTGTGCGTATATCGCATGGTGCATGGAGAGCAGTTGATGTTACCCCTAATTAACCAAGCCCGTTATGCAGAGTGGGCAGGTTGCTTTTCTTATATCAACTTAGCGATAGAGCGAAGCGAAACAGCATGAACAACATATATGACTGGATCGGACTAACAATTGTTAGTTTTATAGGTACTGTGCTTACAGTATGGTTTGTAGTCGAATTAACTGGAGGGTTTTAACATGTACAGACAACAACGCAACAGTGGCATCAACCGCCTAGACAGCTACGACGAAGCCCTGAATTACTTTTTAACGACAACAATTATCAGAGGTCGTGGTGATAACAGCAGAAAGCCCCTAGGTCAACGTAGCAAGGTTGATCACTACAGCATGGACTTAACGCCTAGCACTACAGGCACAGGCAACGACGTAGTTTGCTATTTGTACAGCCGACCACAGGTCACGTACCACACCGACAACACCCTGACTATCCACTACCCACAGTACGGAATGATCACGGCAGCAGCGTTTGTAGGTGAGCTAACAGGTGTTAGTGCAGCACAGCAGGACAACAGGTTTGTAATATCAGTGCATGGTGCTGTAGGTACGCCAGAGCAACACTCGTATGGCAATTATGTGGTGACTAGGGAAGGTCTACGCCTCAAGTACGTTGCACATACCACAGGTGGTTACAACCGCACACTCCTGCACATGCCAGACACCGACAAGCCCACAAACGCCGTACATGTACTCAAGGGCAGAGGGCGGGAGTTAAAGAGTGTGATGGGGCAGTACAGTGCTGCACTAGACTATGTGTATGGTATGTTTAAGCTGAGGGAGGGTGAGATTAACCATAGCGAGTATGAAGTATTCGGCACGACAACCCAGATATTCACCGACAGCCAAGGTAAAAGGCAGGAATACGTCAGGACTAACACCCCTGCATGTGAGTTTAGCGACTACGAGCAGGTAGAGCAGTTATTTGAGTACTTGATGAGTGACGAGCCAGAGGACAACTACA